CCCAAGCCGGCCAAGAGCCCGGCCGACAAGATCGAGGAAATCGTTGCCCGCAGCGAGGGCATCGGCGGTACCCGTGTTCAGGCCTACCTGCGGCGCCGCAGCATCACCGTGATGCCGCCTGACTGCATCAGATTCCGCCGCTTCGCGGCCGGGCAGTATGGGGCCCTGGTAGCACTCGCAACCGCCGATGACGGCGCGGTGCTCGCGACCCAGCAGATCTATCTCACCGAGGACGGACAGAAGGCTCCAGTCGATGTCGTCAAGCGCACCAACAAGGCGGTGGACGGTTGGTCCGAACGCGCCTCGGTTCGTCTGCCCGGCCAGGCGCCGCTGATCCTCTGCGAAGGCGTCGAAACCGCGCTCTCGATCTGGCAGGCCACGGGTCGTGAAACATGGGCATGCCTTGGCATCTCCAACATCGGCCGCGCGCCGGTTCCGAAAGATGCAGCGGTTGTCATTGCCAGAGACGGCGATCCGCCCGGCAGCAAGGCCGACCGTCAGATCGGCACCGCCAGCGCAAAGCTGTTCAAGCGCGGCCACGCCGTCTGGATTGCAACTCCACCCGAAGGCAAGGACTTCAACGATGTCCTGGTGGAGCAAGGGGCGGAAGCGGTCGGCATCCTGATCAATGGCGCCATCTCCATTGCCGAGGAGGCACAGCCACAGCAGAAGGTCTGGCTCCAAATCGGCTCGGACGTTGAGATTGCCAAGCGCGTGCGCGAGGACCTGACCGAACGCTTCGGGCGCATCGTCTATGCCGAGGGGGCATTCTGGCGCTACGCGAAAACCCACTGGGAGGACATCCTCGACCATGAGCTGCGCCGGGCCACGCACTGCTACGACGGTGCAGAATTCGTCTCGCCGGCGGGCGAAGCGGCCGGTGTCAAGCTCAGCAAGAGTCGCATCGACTCCGTCCTGCATGAATGCGGCACGCTGTGCGCGGACCCGAAATTCTTCGAGTGTCGGCCGACCGGCATCAACTGCGCATCGGGCTTTATTCGCTTTGCCAAGGATGGCAACGCGACGCTCGAACAGCACCATCCCGACCACCGCTGCCGCCATACTTTACCCGGCCACTGGCAGGCCGCCACATCTGCTCAGCTACCCTGCGATTCCCTGCTGTTTCGGCTGCTTGATGGCGTCTTCCGGGGCGATGCCGAGGCCGCGGACAAGGTTGTGTTGCTGGCCGAAATCTGCGGCTCGGCCGCACTCGGCTACGCCACGCAGCTGATCCAGCCGCGTGCGGTTATCCTGGTCGGACAGAGAGCCGAGAACGGCAAGAGCCAGGTTCTCGATCTTGCACGCGGCTTGCTACCACCCAACGCCATCTGTTCGGTGCCGGCGGGCCGCATGGGCGATGAGCGTCATATCATCGGGCTGATCGGCAAGCTGCTCAATGCGACCGATGAACTGTCCGCCACCGCCATTGCATCCGACACGTTCAAGTCTGTCGTAACCGGCGAGCCGGTCCAAGGCCGCGATGTCTACAAGAGCCGTGTTGAGTTTCGCTCAGTGGCGCAGAACCTGTTCGCGACCAATAACCTGCCGCCTTTCCAGGGCGGCATGGATCGAGGCGTGCAACGAAGATTGCTCGTCATCCCATTCAATCGCCTGATCCCGATTGAGGAGCGTGTCGAAAACATCGGCAAGCGCATCGCCCAGGAGGAGGCAGACCTGCTGCTCGCCTGGGCAGTCGAGGGCGCGTCGCGGCTCATTCGGCAGCGCAACTTCACCATTCCCGCCTCGTGCAAGCAGGCGCTCGCCGACTGGATATTCGGTGCCGACCCTGTGCTCGCGTGGCTCGACGAGTGTGTCGAGGTCAAGCCGATCGTCAACGGGTATCCGAGCCTCGCGACGCGTGCCGCCTACGACGAGTTTCGCGCTTGGGCGGTTGCCGAGGGCTTCAAGCACGACAAGCTCCCGGCCATCAACGGCTTCGTGCAGCGCGTGCAGGCAAACGCCAATGGCGTCGAGCACCGCCGCAACAAGAGCGGTCGCAAGTTCCTCGGCCTCACCATCGTCCGCCATGCGCCGCCCGCCTCGGTGTGGTGACGCATGGGTGACGCAAGAGTGACGCGAAAATCGAGCTAACCCATTGAGAGTGTTGAGATGACGCACCAACCCCCAAACCATTGCGATATGATGGGAACGCACCATGCCGTGGTGACAGAGTCGTTCTCTTTCCCTCCTGTAGAAAATGGTTCGCCGGGTGGTGCGTCATCTCAACACCATCAAGCACTTAGCTCGTTTCTCGCGTCACTCCTGCGTCATCGGTGCGTCACCAGTCGGAGGCGGTGCAAAGGGTTGCGGCAAGCGCCGTGCCAACTGCGCCGGGAGCAATCGGGAATCTTCCGCACGCAATGGTTCCTGTTGGGCGAAATCGTATGCGGGGGGCAATGGCGCGACCGTTCGCGATTCTACGGAGCGCGAAATGGCTAAACTAACGACCGCGCCGGGTGTCTCCACAAAAGCCGAGTTTGCCGCGCGTGTGGGCCTCACACGCGGGCGTATCTCGCAACTGATCGGGCAAGGCCTGCCGGTGCGCGCCGACGGACGCATCGAGGTCGAGGCCGGGCTGCGCTGGATGGAGGACAACCTCGATGCCGACCGCCGCAACAAGGGCGGCAGCCAAGCGCCGGCCGGCGCACCCACGTTGGCCGAGGCCAAACGCCTGCATGAAATTCTCAAAATCCAGCGGGCGCGGCTCGCCCTCGACAAGGAACGTGGCGACCTGGTGAGCCGCGCCGAGGTGAAGGCCGCGGTGTTCGCCCGTGCCCGGCGCGAGCGCGATGCCCACATGGCATGGGTCGCTCGCACCGCGCCGCAGCTTGCCGCAGAGCTCGGCGCCGATCCTGCGCGTACGTTCGCCTCGCTTGATCGGCTGATGCGCGAGCACCTGCTCGATCTTGCTCGCATGCCTTTGCAGGTGCTTGCCGATGAATGACGTGACGATCTGGGTTGACGACATCTGGCGCGACGGTGCTGCGCCCGAGCCGGCGCTAACGGTCTCGCAATGGTCGGACGAGCACCGCGTGCTGCCCGACCTTTCGGCCGAGCCCGGGCGCTGGCGCACGTCGCGCACGCCGTACCTGCGCGAGATCATGGATTGCCTGTCGGCGAACGACCCGACTGAACGCGTCGTGTTCATCAAGGGTGCGCAGCTCGGCGGCACCGAAGCGGGCCTGAACTGGCTGGGCTACGTCATTCACCACGCACCTGGGCTGATGCTGATGGTGCAGCCGACCATGGATGCTGTACGGCGGAACACGTCGACGCGCGTCGATCCAATGATCGCAGCCTCGCCAGCGCTCCGCGAGCGCGTGGTCGAACCGGGCAAAAAGGAGCCGGGCAATAGCCAGTTCCGGAAGCTTTTTCCCGGTGGTCAGCTGGTGATGGTTGGCGCGGCATCGGGCGTGGGCCTGCGCTCGACGCCGGCGCGTTACCTGTTCCTCGACGAGGTGGACGCCTATCCGGCCGACGTGTCGGGCGAGGGCGACCCGGTGGCGCTTGCGATCCAACGCACGGTCACGTTCCGCGGCCGGCGCAAGATCGTAATGGTCTCGACTCCGACTCTGAAAGGCTTCTCGCGCATCGAGGCCGCCTACGAGGAATCCGACCGGCGCATCTATGAGGTCCGCTGCCCGGACTGCGGTAGCTTCGCGCCCATCACCTGGACGCAAATCCAATGGCCCGAGGGCCGGCGCGATCTCGCGCACCGCGTCTGCCCGGACTGCGGCGCTGTGCACGAGGAGCATCAGAAGCCCGCGCTGCTTGCGTCAGGCTGCTGGCGCGCGACACAAACGGGCGACGGCAAGACTGCAGGCTTCCATCTCTCCAGCCTCTATTCGCCTTTCGAGACCTGGGCCGAGATCGCGATCGAGCACGGGCAGGTCTACCGCGACCCGCCGCGCCTGCAGGTATGGACCAACACCAAGCTTGCCGAAACTTGGGAAGATCAGGCTGGCGACGTGATTGACGCCGATCCGCTGATGGCCCGGCGCGAGAACTGGGGCGCGATGCTGCCGGAAGGCGTCGCCGTGCTCACCGCTGGCGTCGATGTGCAAGGCGACCGGCTCGAACTGCACGTAATCGGCTGGGGTCGTGACGAGGAATCGTGGTCAATAGACTACCGTGTGATCTGGGGCGATCCGTCTGGCCCGCGCGTCTGGGCCGATCTCGACACGGCGCTGGCGGCAGCCTACACGCACACCCGCGCGGTTGCCGATCTCACCATCCGCGCCATCGCCGTCGACACCGGTGGCCAGCACACCAAAGCCGCCTACGAATACTGCCGCACTCGGCTGCATCGCCGCGTCTGGGGCATCAAGGGGCGCGGTGGCCCCGGGATCCCGCTCTGGCCGCGCCGGCCGACGCGCACCAAGGGCAAGGTGCCGCTGTTCGTGATCGGCGTCGATGCCGCAAAGGAGGCTCTATTTGCGCGCTTGCGGCTCGCAGAGCCCGGGCCGGGCTATGTACATTTCCCGTCCGAGCGCGACGCTGAGTTCTTCCGCCAGCTCACGGCTGAGCGCGTCGTCACTCGCTTCGAGCGCGGCCGGCCGATCCGGCTATGGCAGCCGCGCCGCGAGGGCGAGCGCAATGAGGCGCTGGACACGACGGTTTACGCCATGTCCGCGCTGCATGGGCTGATAAGCATGGGGCTGCGGCTAAACGAGGAGGTAGAGGAAACGGTGCGGTATGGTTCGGTGCCACGTCGTCAACAAGGCGTAATCCGCTCCACCTGGGTGGGCCGAAGCGATTAGTCGCTCTATTCTGCTGCAGTCCGACCCGCGTCGGCCACTTCATTGTAAGCGCGTTCGAGTTTTTCAATTCCTTCGATGACATCATACCGCCGAACGTGGTTGAGCAGCCCATCCGCGCGAAGGAAATCGAGCTGTTTCGCCATGTAGTCCCGAAAGATGGAGTCCGCGTCAGTGCAAATACTGTTCCGCCCCTCTTGGATCGCAACGCGAGCGGTTACGCCGCTGCCAGCGAAAAAGTCGAGGACAGTAGAGCCGGGGTATGACAGGGCGCGAACCAGCCGTTCAATGACTGCGGCAGGCTTTTGGGTCGGGTGTCCCACTCGTTCAAGGGAGTTGCCGTTTAAGCGAGACATTCGCCAGACGTTCGTCGGATTGCGGCCCTTATCGACAGACTCAGGATTAAGCCTCTTGTCCTTCATGTAGGCGGCCTTGGTTTCCTCGTCGTATGGCTCACGTACAGCATCAAGGTCGAAGAAATACTTGTTGGTCTTGGCAAACCATGCAATTTCTTCGTGCCGGTTCGCAAAGAAACGTTGGGCACTCATCCCGTTTGGGTAATTCCAAATGATCAGGTTTGCGAGCAGCATCTTGCTGTGGACTCGCATGTGAGAAATGATCGAGAGTAGATCGCCCGAACCGGCCTCGCCCTGATACTGCAAGCCGCCAAAAATGGCGATACTCCCGGTCGGGGCCAATACGCGCTCAGCCTCCGCCAGCCACTGGCTCGCCCATCCGATGTAATCCATGTGGTCGTCCCAATCCGCCAGCATGATATTGTAGGGCGGATCGCAAATAATCAGCTGAATAGAATCGCTGGGTATTTTTGCTAACACGTCAAGACAATCCCCGACATCGAAGATGTGCCGCGTACCTTCAGCCGTGGGCGCTGACAGTAATGCTTCGGAGGAATGTTTCAGTCCAGACTTCCGAAGCGCGTTCATCGCGCGATGGCCTGCGTTTCGGTGCGATCGATTGGCCATTTAAAGTTCTACTTTCAGTTCCTATGCGTCGAGTGACTTCGGGACCATGCACGCTTCGTTGAGACGTAGTCCAGCGCCTTCATGCGTGATTGGCGCCCAGGTCATCGGCGATGATCTTTAGCGATGTTTTGGCAACGTCAAGCATCACTTTGGCCATTTCTCCCGCTGTCCACGGCGCGGCCTTGCAGTAAAGCGAAGCGATTTGAAACATGTGATCGAAGTCACCAGCTTTGACGATGATGTTCTCACAGTAATTTTGGTTAATCTCACGGGAGAGACTGCTTGCCGTTACTCGATCGATGCGGTTCAACAACCCCGAGTCATGTACCACCTTGACCACACGGCCATCGGGTCGGGTCACCTCGAAGGACTCAGTAGCGAAGTTCGAGCCTTGGAGGAAAACGACGTAAGGGAAGTGCTTCTCATCAAGCATGTAATTACGGAGTTCCAATACGTTCTTGTGCATTCGCTCGATGGCGTTCCCCGCAGCCATGAAATCCTGATCCTTGTTTTTTCCTTGCAGAATGCCAGCAAGGATCATCTCAACGTCGTTTCCTTGGTGCTTCGATTCACCCACCAGAACGATCCGCCATTTTCCATGCCGGTCCCTGACTTCTGTGATGCCGCCATCTGGTCGTATGCTGGCGCTTTCAACAAACAGCGCTTTTCCAAGCCTGGGATCGAAGCTCCGCAGCTTCTCATTGATTTCTTTCTTGGTGAGGGAGGTTCGTTGCCGGAACTCCAGATTCGGAAACTCCTCAGCCAGTTTGGTCAACACGCCCGCTGTCACCTCGCGAATGGACAGATCATGCTTTTGAGCGGCTTCGCCGAAGATGCTGAGCGGTCCGCCGCCTAGCTCCTGTTGGACGCTAAGCCTAAGCGCTTGCCCCTTACCCTTGAATTCAACCTCTCCCGCCACTTCTACCCTCGCGACATATGATCATGAGGGCCTTCCTATCAAATGGCACCGATACAGGATAGTCGGATCGGGATCGCGCCATATCTGGACTCTTGTGAACAGAACGGCGTGGCGGAAGCCTCGCGTGGCTGACCACAGAGTGCGAGCTGGAAGCATCTTCGTTGTCCAGCGCATGCGCTGCATATCTCCGAAATTATTCATGCCACTCCAATCGGTTACGTCCTTTTCCCAAACTCTCTGAATAGTCTTACGCGCACTGTTGTCGGAGAATCGGCAGCATGTGGCCTGCCATCCGCCGCGTGCTCGGATTGGACCGTCGCCGCGCATTTGACGCGGCCGGCGGCGGTCGGCGTTGGGAAGGTGCCAAGAGCGTCGAATCGCTGAATACTGCAATCCTGGCCGGCGCCACAGTCGCCGCGCGCCGCGCTGGCTATTACGCGCGCAATAATCCCTGGGTCGCCGCGGCGGTGCAGGCGCTGATCGCTAATGCGGTCGGCACCGGTATCAAGCCCCGCTCGGCGCATCCCGACTCGAACGTGCGGGACGCGCTACATCAGCTGTGGGCGCGATGGACCGATCGTGCGGACGCGAATGGCCTGACTGACTTCTATGGCCTGCAAGCCTTGGCGCTCCGGGCCATGGTCGAGAGCGGCGAGTCGTTCTCGCGGCTGCGCATGGCCGCTGCCGACGATGGCCTGCCACCGTTGCAGGTCGAACTTCTCGATCGCGAGCAGGTGCCGACCGACTTGCATCGCGAGATCGGTGCCGGCGCGCGCATTCGTGCCGGTATCGAGTTTGACGCAGTAGGACGGCGCATCGCCTACCACTGCTATCGCAACCGCCCTGGCGACGCGCTCGCGCCGATGGCGCTCGATACCGTGCGTGTACCGGCGCCCGACATGGCGCACCTGTTCCAGGCGCTCGCGCCTGGCCAGTTGCGCGGCATTACTTGGCTCGCCCCGGTGCTACTGCGGCTGCATGAACTCGACCAGTACGAGGACGCCGCGCTGGTCAAAGCTAAGGTTGCGGCGCTGTTCACCGGCTTCATCCGCGACCCGGACGGCACGGTGGCAGGCCTGAACGGCGGTGGCGCGGTCAACGGCGTGCTGCAGGTCGGCATGGAGCCGGGGAGCCTCATTCCGCTGCCGCCCGGCGCTGATATCCAATTCTCCGATCCGGCCGATCCGGGCGACTATGGCGCCTACGTCAAGAACCACATCCGCGCCATCGCCAGCGGGCTCGGGCTTCCGTATGAGCTGATTTCGGGCGACCTCGAAGGCGTCACCTATTCCTCCATCCGCGCCGGCCTGGTCGAGTTTCGCCGCCGCATCGAGCAACTGCAGCACACGGTCATTGTCTTTCAGTTCTGCCGCCCGGTGTGGGAGCGGTTCGTGCGGCTTGCGGTACTCTCGGGCGCGCTGCCGGCGCGTGATTTCGATCGTGACCCGTCGCCGTATCTCGCCTGCGATTGGCTCCCGCCGAAATGGGACTGGGTTGATCCAGCCAAAGATGCCCGCGCTGAAATCGAGCAAATCTGCGCCGGGCTCAAGAGCCGCAGCCAGTCGATCGCCGAGCGTGGCTATGACATCGAGGAGGTGGACGCGGCAATTGCCGCCGACCGCGCACGCGAGGCGCGGCTTGGTCTTTCATTCGACACCACCGTCTCGCCTGACCAGCCCACAATGGAGGGCGCCAATGCCTGATCTCCTTGTCCGCCGCGCGGCGCTCTCGCCACAGACCGCCAATGCCGAGGCCCGCACCGTCGAGGTGGTCTGGTCGAGCGGCGCACCCGTGCGACGCCGTGACATGGCCGGCAGCTACATCGAGCGATTGAGCCTCGATCCTGCGGCCGTGGACCTGTCGCGGCTGATTGGCGCCTCGGTGCTCGATGCTCATCGCCAGACCGCGGTGCGCGACGTGCTCGGCACCGTGCGCGACGCCCATGTCGATGGGCGGCAGGGCGCTGCCACCTTGCAATTCTCGTCCCGACCCGAGGTCGAACCGATCTGGCAGGATGTGCTCGCCGGCATCCTGCGCCATGTCTCGGTCGGCTACACGGTCGAGCGCTGGCGCGACGACACCGATCCAGCAACTGGCGAGCGGACCCGCACCGCTACCGCCTGGACCCCGATCGAAATTTCCCTTGTTCCGACGCCGGCCGATCCCGGCGCGACCGTTCGCACAGGAGGCGACATGCCCGAGGCAAACACAAATACGGACGACGCGGCCCGAACGCCGCCCGCTGACAATACCGACGCGGTACAGAACCGCGCCCACCTCAATGCCGAGATTCGCTCGATCGCCCGCGTTGCCGGCCTCGGACAGGAGTTCGTGGACGGGCTGATTGACCGTGGCGTGACGGCCGACGAGGCGCGGCGTGCTGCCTTCGACGAGCTGGCCCGCCGCGGCGGTGGAGCACTGCGGACCGAGCAAACCCGCATTGAGGTGATCGAAACCCACGATGACCCGCAGGTGTGTGTTCGCAAAATGGGGGAAGCCCTGTATGCCCGGATCAATCCGCAGCACCAGTTGTCGGAGCCGGCGCGGCGTTACGCCTATGCCACCTGTGCCGAGATGGCGCGCGAGCTGTTGATCCTACGGGGCCACCCGGTGACCGGACTGTCACCGGCCGCGATCATCACTCGCGCGCTACACACCACCAGCGACTTCGGTCTGATCGTCGGCGACACCATCGGCCGGACTCTGCGAGCCGCGTACCAAGCCGCACCGGTCGGCATCCGCCGGCTCGGCCGACAGACCACCGCCCGCGACTTCCGCACCGTGAACAAGATCATGCTGGGGGAAGCGCCGATGCTCGAAAAGCTCAACGAGCACGGTGAAATCAAGGCCGGCACCATGGCCGAGGCCAAGGAGGCCTATAAGGTCGAAACCTTCGCCCGCAAGATCGGCGTCACCCGCCAAGTGCTGGTCAATGACGACCTTGGTGCCTTCGCCGATCTGTCCCGCCGCATGGGCCAGGCTGCGGCTGAAACCGAGGCCAAGACCCTGGTCGATCTGCTGGAGGCAAACAGCGGCAACGGCCCGGCTATGGAGGATGGTGACACGCTGTTCCATGCCGACCATGGCAACAAGGCAGCTTCCGGCGGTGCCATCGCTGACGCGACGCTCTCGGCCGCCCGGCTTGCCATGCGCAGCCAGACGGGGCTTTCCGGCCAGCGCATCAGCGCAACGCCCAAGTATCTGATGGTGCCGCCGGCACAGGAGACCACGGCCGAGAAATGGCTCGCCACGATCGCTGCGGCAAAGGCGGCCGACGTGAACCCGTTTTCGGGATCGCTGTCTCTGGTGGTCGAGCCGCGGCTGTCGAGCGCCACGCGCTGGTACGTAGCCGCGGACGCCACCGAAATTGACGGCCTGGAATATGCCTACTTGGCGGGTGGAGAGGGGCCGCAGGTCGAAAGCAAGTCGGGCTGGGACGTGGACGGTGTCGAGGTGCGGGTCATCCTCGACTTCGGCGCAGGCTTCATCGACTGGCGCGGCTGGTACCAGAACGCGGGGGCGTGATGACCAATCTCACCCAGCTCGAAGCGTGGCGCGATGCGCTCCTGCGCGCGCGCTACGCCGGCGTGCGGACTGTCGAGGTCGAAGGCCGCCGCGTGTCCTATGCCACCGATGCTGAGATGGCGACGGCGCTTGCCGATCTCGAACGGCGCATCACTGCCGCGCAACCCGGTCGCGTAAGCCAGGTGCGCATTCAATCGACAAAAGGAGTTTGACCAATGAAGAACTTCATTCAGCGCGGGGATATGATCACCGTTACGGCACCGACCGGTGGCGTGACTTCCGGCCAGGGCCTGCTCGTTGGCAACCTGTTCGGCGTCGCCGCCACGACCGCAGCCGAAGGCGATAGCGTCGAGATGGCGACCGTCGGTGTTTATGAGCTGCCGAAGCTCGCAAGCGCGGTCATCGCGACGGGTGCGCGCATCGCTTGGGACGATACCGCCAAACAGGTCGTGCTGCCCGGCACCGGTATGGTGCCTATCGGCATCGCGACGGTCGCCGCGGGAAATGGTGCTGTTACAGCGCGTGTCAGACTCGACGGAGTGGCGACCGCGGCGGCGTGATTGCGCTTGCTACGCGGGCTTGCATCAAAGCAGTTCAACGGTCCTGTTACGGCCGGTCCCGTTTAACTTGAAGCGCAGAACGTCAATGCCGAGAGCCGCAATGGCGTGTCCCAAGTCCTTCGGAATGCTCTCATCCGCGGGTATCACAAGAAACTTGGCCACCTTGTTACGACTGATCGTTGCATGGGTGACTACCTGTCCGATTGCGGTATAGAGCATTTGCCGGCCAACGCCGGTCTTCACTTCGTATACCTCGGACAGAACCCCATCCTTTTTTACGAACAGGTCGATCAAGGCAGAGTTGAATACCTTCTCACCAGGTGTCAGACGAGCGGAACGGTCATCGTAGAGCTTCTGCACGATATCGCCGTGATACGTGACGTATTCAAAGGCGCCGCCACGCACGCCTCGCTTCTTTCCAGAGAACTCCTTGCT